TCACCGTGGACTTCTTCACTTTGTTATCGCACATGGATGATCGGCTCCGGTGTTCGTAGCGGCGGCGCGGTCGATGCGCTCGATTTCGGCGAGGATCAGGGCCCCGGCTTTGACGAGGTCGCGGCGGGGCTCGCCGGGTTTCCACCACGATGGATGCCACGGCCATAACGGTATTCCACCCATCGCAGGGATTTCGTTCCTCGGCAGCACGGGCACGCCGAAGTGCTGGAGGATGTACGCTGCGGCTGCGCGTTCCAGATCGCCGTCGCTATGCTTGTCGTCATGCTCTGGCGTCCAACCTTCGGCCGTCACCTGCCTCGCACGCTCGGCGAGTACGTCGCGCGCTGCCTGTGTCTGCTGCTCATCCACGCTGACCGGAGCGGCGGCGCGGGCTTCGGTCGGCATCGGCGCTTCACCGAGTTCCATGCGGTCGTCGCCGAAGAATTGACGGTTCATCGCATTGAAACTGCGGTCGTGGATTGCGTGGTGCGCGGGCTTTAGCGCTTCCTCGATCGCGACAAGGGGCGCCTCGATCCATCCGAAGTCGGGGCGCGTGCGGTGTACAAGATGCAAATACAACGCCGAAACTTGCTCGTGTGTGAGGCGCAACGTCACAACACTATCGGCTACGGGTGCGATGACCGGAGCGGCGGCAAGAAGTGCACGGGCGAAGTCATCGAATACAAGAGGAAGCTTAGGGATCGTGTATTTACCCTGCGCGTCCTGCCGATAACCTTGGCCCCATGTCCTGTTTTCATTCCACTCCGCGCCTCTGATGTTTTCTGCAATTTCTCGGACACGTTCGATGGTCAAAATCGTCCCTGCATGCCATGCGGATGTGGAGTCACCAGCGACCAGCGCAGTCCACTCGCTTTGCTTGGGACGGACGATTTCTTCCATCCGGTGCTTGTCGCAATCCATAATCGGACCTTCATATAGTCCGTCGCGAAGGAATCGAATCCACGCAATGACTCTCTCCCCTGCATGCGCTGCGGTGGCTGGCGCAGCTTCCGCCTGAGGCGCGGGAGGTTGAGGGGCTGCGGCTAGCATGGCGGCATAGATGCCCATCGCTTCGCCGCAGGGCCATGCAGCAGCACCTTTATGTAGCGAGAACCAGTACTTCCTGGCAGCTTCGAACATTTCAGGCGTAGGCTCAACCGGAACAAGCTTCAGCCCTTCCGGCGCGCTGTGTTGGTCTTGTGTCATGTCTCTATCCAATCAATCCACGCGTAGGAGAGCCGAGATCGGCTCGATAGCGGTGGGTGGTGGGAGGGGTCACTTTCTGCGGATCGCCTTGCAAGCCTCGACGACCCGATTGCATTGCTCGACGTCGAACCAGCCTATGTGACACGATGCGACCGCGATGCCGAGTTGTGCTGCGAGCCACGCGTATGCCTCTGTGCGTTTCATGCCGCCCGACTCCCAAAGCGGTTGAAATGCAGCCTTTGCCTTCTTGCGCGCGTCTCGCATTGCATGCGTGGCAAGCGTCCCAAGTGGGATGTTCGTGAATGGATGCATGCCAACGTAGGCATCGCAGAAGTTGCCGTCGCACTTGTATGCCCATGGCCATTCGCCGTATTCCTGGCCGTTGTATATCTCGCTGTTGCGAACGATCTTCACTGCGCTGCCGCAATGCGGGCAGACGGTTGGCGCAGGAAGCACATCCTTTACACGAGCAATGGCGCGGCGAGACGGATTCCATGGCGTTTTCTGACCGCTCACCTTGTCGAAAGCCGCTTGCATGGCGTTCATTGTTTTCCTCAATTCAGGGCCACCCACACACCCCTAGCGGAGATTCACGCCCCGAATCCGGGCTTCTATCCTTGATGGGGTGGCGGGTGGCGAAGGGTCTTAGGCCAACTCAAGCCGATCACGCTTGATGATTCGTGCGCCCGGCACGTCCTTGCCGGCTTTGATGGCCTTGCTGATATCGGTCTTCGATGGCTTCGGATCAGGCGTCTTCGGCGTTTTCATGAACTTCGCCGGGATCTGCTTCTCGTCGAATATCTCGACCGATGCATCACGTTCAACGTACAGCTTGGCGCTGAACGTCCCATCGGCAGCGACGATCTCGGTAATGCCGGCTCGCTTCATGCTGACGGCGAGGTATTCGCGTAGCTTGATCTGCTTGCTGACGATGGCTGCCTTGCGTGCAGCTACCTGCGCTTCGTGTGCCTCGATGGCTGAAATCATGGCATCCTGATTCAGGATGTAGGCGCAGACGCTTACGCCCTTGTCCTTCGTCAGAGCGAGGGCTTCGACCAGTGCCTCCGACAGTTCGCCAGTTTCCTGATCGATAGCTTCAGGGCTGTTCAACAGTTGCTCAACCTGCGTTGACAGGCTGTAGAGAGAAAGATTGCTCATGGCATTCCTCAGAACGGGATCGGATCGTCTTCGTCGATGCCGCCACTGGACGAAGGTGCAGCCGAACGATTCGCGGCCCGCGCCTTCATCGGGCGATCCGCCAGCGCAGCAACCTTTTGCGCTAGCATCACCGGCTCCTTCTTCCCGGTTAGGATTTCCGCCGCCGTCAGTTCGCTTTGCGGATCGAACACAGCGACCAGCTTTGCCGACCAAGCCGTCTCGCCTGGGTTCTTTCGGCTGGGCTCCTCCGTCTTCTGTAGCAAGAAGCCGATAGGCTTGTTCGCCAGTTCGGGAAATACCGTTCCTTCCTCCGTGTATTCCTGCTTTGCGTCGGCATCCCATCGCTTCACTGGGCCACTGGCGGGCTTGATGTCGCGCAGCCGCAGACACGTCATCAGCGCCATAACGAGGTCGTAACCCGGCAACTTCTCGCCGTCCATCTTGACCGTGTAAATGAACTGGCGCGTCTCGCGTCCGTCATCGGACTGGAGTGTCAGTGCGATGCCACGCGTTCCGGTTGTCGCCTTGATGTCTTCGGCGGAGACGATACGACCAATGTACTTACCGGTATCGGTGAGCCAGTTCGACGTCTTGTCGGCATTCATCGCGGCTTGCTTATCGAGTTGATACATGTCTGATTTCCTTACGCTGCTTGGTTGAGTGAGTAGTATTCAGAGATCGCCGCGTCTACCGATGCAAGGTCGTTCTCGATGTGATCCGAATCGAACAGACCGATAGGTGCCTTGACCGTGTCCGATCCGCTGTTTTTGGTGCTGAACGTGTAATCCCCATTCGATACTGCCGTCCGAAGCACGATCGTTACCAACCCTTCCATGACGATCTTCTCGTCAAGTAACTTGCCAATCGTCTTGATCTTCGTCTTGCCGAAATCGTCAGTACTGGTGTGGCTCAAGATGTAGACGCGCTTGTGATCCGGCAGCGCACTCGCCTCCATCAGAACGTCCCACGCATGCCGCGCGATCTCGTTGTACTTGGCGAACGCTCCGTTTCCGGTCTCAACGTCCGTCACGCGGCGCATAAACTCATTTGCGAGCACGTACTGGAAGTCGTCTAGGACGATTATTTCCTTGTCCGTCTTGCGCATCGCTGCAACGATGTGCGCGCTGTTGTCGGTCACGTAGACCGATCCGCCCTGCCCCTTAACGACCGGCTTCCAATTGCCAGACCTGAATGGCAATGGCTTTTTGACCGCCTGAATCAAAAGGGTCTTCGCCGGGTCCAAATTGCGCAGACTGGTCGACTTCCCCGTTCCGCTCTCTCCGATGATTAGGGTTGCGATGCTCACTTTCTGATCTCCTTTTCGATTCGGTTTCCCACCATTCCAGCGCTTCTAATGCCTGCTGTTGCTGCCACCACCCTGACTCGTCGTCGTCAGTCATGGCTCCACCTAGCTCGGGTTGTTCTCGATCGCCGGCAATGACTGCTTCTGCGCCTTGAGTTCAGTGACACGCTTTTCTGCTGCGGCTTGAGTCTTCTTGATCTCTCGGTCAATGTTCTTAACCAGCCCCGCACGCATGTCGAAGGTTTCCGAAATCTCAACTGTGAATTCTTGTTCGCCAACCAGCACTCGATCTGCACTGCCTCCGCTCATATCGAACGGGTAAATCTCAATCTGCGTTTCGGTCACGTATTTCCTCTGCTCGGCGCAGTAACGCGACACTTGATTAGCGTGCACATATCCCTTGATCGTTACTTGCATGGTCTTCTCCGTTGGTATCGTTAAACCGTCTCGCGCTGTGCCTCAAGCCACTCCCAAACCTTCGGCTCGAAGCGCTTTGTGTCCGTGAATTCGTGCAGCGTTGTCGACCTGAATACGACCTTGGCCTCATTGATCTCAATCGACTCCGGGTAATCCGGCTCCATCTGAATGCCGTTTTCGCGTGATCCGCGCTCGGCCGGAAGAAATGTGAAATTGATGGCAAGCGTTGCTTCGATTTCGACGCCGCATTCGCTGCAAAACTCGAAGGGGAATTCGGCGTCTTGGGTGGACATTCTTTTCACGTTGCGCTCCTTGCCGCCATCTGCCAGCGAATCGCTTGGCTCTCCGCTCGATCGGCCCGGATGGCGTAATACGAAACGATGGCCGCAAGAAGAATCGCAGCAGGGATTGAGATGCGAGGGTGGTTGTCAGCCCAGTGGGATAGGCGGCGGATCATTGCGGCTCTCCGAGGGCTTTGGCTATGGATGCTTCAGACCGAGCGCGAAGTTCTTTTATGGTCTCCGCAGTGAACTCGCTATCAGGAGCGTGCCCAAACCACTCGCACGCGCTCACTACGCCAAACTTTCTAATGGTGTTATCCCACTCATCTGCAGGGACGCGCACCGGTACTACTGGGATTTCACCCGGACCGCCATCTTTGATTTTGCTCATTTCAACCTCCGTCCAGTCCGCACGCAATACACGCCCTTCTCCTGCCTGCGACTCGGATGCAGAAGCCACTTGTCGCCCAGCGCCTTGATCGCACGCTTACGTTGCGCTTCAACGCTGTTGTCGTCGGCCTCGGCCATTTCGCGAAGCGCTGCCTGTCGTTGCTCTCTGAATGCGTCGAACATGGGTCATCCTCCAATCATTTGAACAAGCCACCGCCCGTCATAAGCAAACGGGATGGCACAAAGCGCAAGCGTCACGCCGGCGAAGATGGCAGTCGATATTGATTGCATCAGTTCGCTGCGGTGTAGGTCGTTGGGAGTCATCAGGAGTCCTAATTGTTTTGGTTTGAGCCCTGGTGAGTGCGTCATGCGCTGCGGATTCGAACCGCTGGGGCCGCCCAAGCCAGTCCGGCGATCAACCCGGACCACACATGGCGCACGCATCAGGGAAGTCCCTTCGGGGGACCAGTCCGAGGCGTCGCACCTCTGCGGGCTTGTAGAGCCGCCCGTGGCTTCGGGGTGGGAACTACTCTTCGATTTCTATGGGGACGGCGATGGCAAGTGCCTCGGATTCACTTCCGTTTTCAATTGCCCCATCCTGTGTTTGGTGCCACACGGCGAGTTGCCCGTGTGATCCCTTTCGATCACGATAAAAGTTCACATACACGGTGCGCTTCTTCGGAGCCATGAAGAGGTCACGCGGTGACTCACCAGAATCTTTGTATTCGCATCCATCGGTCGTTAAGGAGAACCGCACGCCATCGATAATAGCTACGCATGGGTAACGGTCGGTAGAGGTCAAGAAGTGATAGAACTCGCTAACGGCGCGGCCATTTCGCGTCACAAGTGGCTCACCAGCTTTTGCCTTGGCTAGATCAAACGGCTTCATCAATGCTCCTTTTTAATTTCTTCGACCCATATTTCAACTGCAGCGTCGACGGCCCGATTGAAAGCGGCGCGCATCACTCGACCGACTTGCCGATCGTTCTCGTCGGTATCGCCATCCCGTAGCGCTTGCATGAACGACTCCTTCATGCTATCGGGCAGATCGTCGTAGTAGACGAACACCTCTTCGTCATCAACGCGAGCAGCGCACGCATCTCGAAACGCTTCGGTGGGGTCAGATTGCGTTTGCATGGCGTGCCTCACTGAATACACACAGAGCGGTAATCGACAAACCCTACGTAATGCCCTTTCCTATCAAGCATCTGGTAGACCAGATAGCCGTTTTCGAGTGCGATGATGATGTTCTCGACTGCGCGGCTGCTCTTCTCGACCAGTCCAGCAGGTGGAGCGCCGAGGGTTTTGAGGTCGATCATTGCGTCTCCGTTTGCTCGGCAAGGAAGGATTCGATGCGATCGGCTACTTCGTCGGCTGTAGCAGCCGAACCACTGTCGTAGGCCTCGAAGTAAAAGAGGTACGTTGCCTGCGTATGGGTTAGCCCGAAGAAGCGTTCAACTGCCTCCCAGCCTTCCTTGCCATCGAACACTGGCGCGCTGTTCAGCCTATCAAGCTCCAATCCTTGCTCTTGAAACGCAGGATCAAGACAGGCATGCCCGACTGCGCAGGCTGAGGTTCCGCAGTGCCAAGACAAGATTTGAAAACTAACCGGAGGCTCCTCTGGCAATCCGCGCAGCATCGTTACCATCTGCTGCAAGCGTTCTCGGTGCATGACGTCTCCTATCTGCGATGGGGTGCTGTGTTATGCGGCGAGATCGGCATATCGCCATGTATATCCATATGCTGTTGGCCTTCTTCCAACACAAACCCCGATAATTCCACCCACAACGGTCTTTGTAATCCGATCCCCTCCAACCCACTGTGCCGCAAAAGTAATTGTGGGAAATAATTCCCCGGTCTCAACGCACACTACCGCCCTAGCGCCTGCATTTTTCTCGCCGGAGTTTGCTGCGGAGATGGCGGCGGATTTTTTCGCGAGACGATCGGGTGGCAAGGTCTTCCCCCGCATTGATTCTGATATCCTCCTTTTAGTTATTTCTTTTTTTTGTCTTCCGTTCTGCGGGTTAAGAGCCTTCTTTTCCCTGAGCTTCGCCCTTGTTTCCTCTGATACATTCCTTCCTCGGGACGGGTTCCCAGCAGACAATACGATGTTGTAAAGCATCTCAGGAGAGCGAGCGTCGATCTGCTCCTGCTCCCGCATATTGAGTTGATCTATCGGAACGATGGCGATCCTTGTAAATGCGATCGCATCCTCTCCGTACTTCAGAAAAGCCTCTTGCAGGCCCTTGGAGTGATGTTTCCCGCCGCGAAGATCAGATACATGCACGCTCCACCGTCTTTTGAATGACGAAGCCTGTCCGATATAAATCTTCCCTTCTGGGCTAGTTATTCCATATATCCCGCAGTCGAAGTTCAGCATTCTTGACAATATATTTAGGGGTCCTAATCACTCTCGACGCATGTCGAGCGGGTTTGAATTGGTGCAGTGTTCACGGGAGCGCGTTGCGCTATCAGGGAGCCTTCTGCTAACCATACTGGCCATCCATCGCAGGGTTCTGCTTTGGCCTTACGGCGATCGGCTTCGCGATACTCAGCTTTGAGGGAGCGCAACGCGCTTTCGTGAATACCGCATCCAGACCGACCGAACATCTATTGGCCGGTCTGGCGGTCCTGTATCGAGTAGCGGCGCAAGTCCCGGCAGCTAGACTTCAGCCTGGCTCGGATGCACCATCTCGACTAACGACCCAGACTCGGGCCGGACGGAATACTCACGTCGTCCAAATTTTTAAAGAACTCCCAGACTTCGGGTAGCGCCGTTGCGCTGGTACTTCGTGCTATTCGCACTGATGAGGCCTAAGCCTCAGCACTACGAACAACTAATCGGGTTGCGCAACGTTGTGTGTGCGCCAAAATCGTTGCAGAACAGCTTTCTCGGTCGGGCATCCATCCTCTTCAGCACTGACGCGATCGCCAGCCTCTTCCGGAATATCCGGATGCGCGGTTTTGGTGCCGGCAATGAAAGCCGCTTGCCATAGAATCCAGTCGCGGTTCATCTGGTGATCGCAATAACCGAAAGCAGTC